TAAGTTTGTTGTCGTTTTGGTATAAATCTTCTATTATACACCAATAAACACCATAACCCTCCATACCGTGTTTGTAGATTAATCGCTTAATCTTTTCGTCTGCCCTTGATCCGTAATCGTGACTGAAGTAAAATGTTTCTTTCATATATTTTGTTTTGTTGGCTACAAATATCTATAAAAGACCTTAACAAAAAAAACCTAATTTCGTAGTATGATAATAATTTTAAAAAATTTACCTAAGATCTCGTTAAACAAGTGGTACGCTGGAATGCATTGGGCTAATCGCAAAAAAATTAAAGACAATTATATTAAAATAATAAAGAGTCAGTTTAATGAAGTTTTAAGCAAAAACAATACTTATAATACAGAATACCATTTTACATTCAAATCAAGAGCATTGGACGCTTCTAATTGTGTAGCTATGGTTAAAATGATAGAGGATATAATATTCGAGAATGACAGTTATAAGATAGTTAAAAGCATACTAATTACTAGCGAAAAAGGTGATGAAGATACGCTTACAATCAAAATAAAATAAAAAAATTCTTTTTGTATTTATTTTTTATACTATATTTGTACCATTATAAGATACAAACACAATATGAAATTACAAAACTTAGAATTTACACCAGAGCAATTATCTACAATTCTTGGTCAGATGAAAGATCGCAAACTAGATCTCGAAAAAACATTACTATTAGTAAATGGTCAAAAAGATTTTAGAGATATGCTACAGTACGAAATTAAATTAACAGACGATATTATTAATATCTGTTTAGAATACCTATAATAAATACAATATGATACAAACAATTAATTTTTACGATTTTGAGAATGGCTTTAAATTTAATAAACGCCACTACAACTACACTACTGCTGGACTTAAAGCATTATTTAATTACTTTGAACAATTAGAAGACGATATGGGCAGACAGATAGAGTTTGACCCAGTACTTATATGTAGCGAGTACACAGAGTACGATAATATATTTGAGTTTCATTTAGATTATGACCACGAAGATTATCCAGACATTGATGCTATCGAGAATGAAACTATAGTCATAATGATAGATGATGAATCATTTATAATTCAAAATTTTGAATAATATGAAAGTAATATGTGACAGATGCAGAAATTATTGGATAAGTCCTTGTGGTACTTCAGAAACTTGTTACGCTTTTTATGACAGACAAACAAAGTTTAAAAATGGGATCACAAAGGACTATATCGAACAAAGAATAATAGGAGAAAAAAATCATTGTAAAGAATTTAAAAAAATATGAAAGAAACAATTTTAAAAGTATTATCAGCATTTATGCCATTATCTATATGGTGTTGTGCAGTAGAAGAGCCACAATCGGCAGCTATAATATTCCTTATTGGATTATTTGCAGCCCTAGAATTAACATACATAAAAATAAAAAAATGACACAAAACAAAAAACAAGTAATCGACGCAATAGCCTATTTCGAAGGAATGGGTTTTATTAAAGATCTAACAACAGACAAAAGACACTACGCACAAATCTTAGTGGACTATGCAAAAAAGAATATGGATATGCATAGAGACGAAGTATATGACGCAAAGCAAATATTAAAAAAAGCTGGATATCAAACTGACATAATGTTTAATGTTTCAGATATAACATATAACTATCATTGCTCAGAAGAAAAGGCAAAGGAAATATTAGAGGAAACTTATGACGAAATGGAACAAGCATTATGGGAAGAAATAGTATATAAATGCTATCATTACGAAATACAACAAAAAGATTAATAAAATGAAATATAGTAAAACAATATCCCCAGAATTAAAAGACATACTGAAGTCTTGTACAACAGTAAGTCAACGAGAAGAAACAGCAACCAATCATAACATATCTATTCACACATTGAATAGCGTTATTAATGGTAGCAGAAATATAACTTTAAAAAACCAGAAGTGCATACAAGATCTACTTGCAAAAGCAATTAACAACGCAAAAGAAATGCACTTTACACTATTAGATTATTACCAAGAAATAAAATATTTATAAAAGAAAAAGCCCTCTGGGTCAATGAGGGCTTTAATCACAATATGAAGAAACATTTAAGTTTCACACAAAACAGATACAAGGTTAACAACAAAAATTTTAACGAAATAAACATTATTTAAACATTTTAATTATATTTGTAATATGAATTTATACACAAAACTAAACGAGGTCAAAAAAGAGATTGGAGCAATTTCTAAAGACAGCACAAATCCATTTTTCAAGTCAAAGTATTTTGACATTAATTCACTTCTTAGACACGTAGAGCCATTACTACAAAAAAATGGTCTATTGTTATTACAGCCAATTATTAAAGGCGAAGTATTTTCTGAGATCTTAGACGTAAAGTCTGGAGAAAGTGTAACAAGTGCCATACCATTACCTAATATGGAAGATCCACAGAAGTTAGGATCGGCAGTAACTTACTACAGACGATATACTCTTCAGTCATTATTAGGATTACAAGCAGAAGATGATGATGCTAACTCAGCCAGTCAAGCTACAAAAAGTACCAAACCTTGGGTCAATCAAGACGACAAGATCTGGATTGCAGCCCTAGACAAAGGCATAAGGCTACCAGAGTTAAAAAAGCATTACAACATAAGTAGAATTAACGCAGAGCTGTATCCATTAAAATGAAACAATTTAAGATAAGAGCATCTGCTTCCAGTAGTTTAATGACAAAGCCTCGTAATAAAAACGAGGTCTTGTCTAAAACAACCAAGTCATACATAGATCAATGGATTAAAGAACAGATCTATGGTGTACAAAAGAACATAAAGTCCAAATATCTAGATAAGGGTAACCAAGTCGAAGATATGGCCATAGAATATGCTGGTCAAGAAAAAGGTTGGCTATTTGCACAGAAAAATGACGAGTTCTTTGAAGATGAATATTTTTGTGGTACACCAGACGTAATCTTGGACGATAAGATTATAGACATAAAATCAAGTTGGGATTGTTTTACTTTCCCATTATTCGAAAAAGACATACCAAATAAAGCATATTATTACCAATTACAAGTTTATATGCACTTAACTGGTAAGCGTAAAGCAGAATTGGTATACGTCTTAATGAATACTCCAGAACACTTAACGTATGAAGATAGCCACGACTATTCAGAAGTAAGTAGCGAGTATCGTATTAAGATCTATCCGATAGAATATGACGAAGAGGTTATTAAAAACTTACAAGAGAAAGTAGAACAAGCAAGGGTATATATAAACGAAATATGCAACTAGTGAAAGATTACAAAACAGAAAATCACGATTACCTATTTATTAGAAATACACTAAAGAAAGGGTACACACATCTAAATACAATAGTAGGTCTATGTAGAAAGGTTGGTATGAAAGAAGCAAACAGAAAAATTACCGACCTAGTAAAGATGGGACAAATAGAGCAAGTAATAGTTCAAGACGAAGATGGAGATATCAGATACAAGTATTTTCCAAAGCAAGACAAACCATCTTGTTATTCGGCTGCTGGCATAGAAAGTATCGGTGGTTGGCAAAGCGATGGAGTCCTAAAGGGTAAATTAACATTTGATAAGCTAATAAATTGCATATCCAAATACTATAATATTCCAGTCAAAGAAATTACTGGAAACCATAGGAAGCGAGAGAAAGTAATGTGCAGACAAATGTTTTGCTACATAGCTAAAGAAAATATGCCAGAAGCATCTCTAAAAAGTATTGGTAATTTTTTAGGTGGACGAGATCATTCTACTGCAATACACTCGATACAAAAAGCATCAGATCTAATGACAGTAGAAAAAAAATTCAAAAAAGATTATATTAAACTCAACGAATTCATTAAAATTAACTTATAATATGAACATTAAAAAACAAATCACACAGCTATTGACAGAAAACAAAGAAATGAGAGACAATCCAAAAAAACTGGTAAGAAGAGCATTGCAAGATCTCTATGGTACTAATGTTTTATCCTCTATGATAGTGGCAGAACATTATAAGCAAGTAGAGTCCATTATGCGATGTAGCAGAAAAGTCCAGTCGGATAACGAAGATCTAAGAGGAGAAAAATGGAGACACCGTAAAGAAGTGTTGGCTCCTAAAGTTAGACAAGAATTAGGGTACAAATGAAATTATTTTTTATTGTGTTAAATGTTGGTTTATTCCTTTCCACTTCCTCTATGGGAGTGGTTAGGACTATTCCTAAAAACAATTTAATAGACGCTATAATTTACGTTGAAAGTAGAGGAGATACGAACGCACACAATATCTCGGAAGATGCAGTAGGTTGTTTACAGATTAGACCAATTATGTTACGAGAAGTAAACAGACTGCTGGGGTATAATAAATACAAATTAGCAGACAGATGGGATAAAGAAAAATCTATTGAAATGTTTAACGTAATTAAAGAACATACCACAAATCCTACCAATGAAAAATTAGCCAGAAATTGGAATGGTGGTTGGAGTGGTTATAAAAAACAATCAACACTTAAATACTGGCATAAAGTCAAAGAACAATTATGAATAAAAACTTTACTATTTACATCATAGCGATTATGATAATTCAGTCAATAATAATTATGGACTTGCTAAATAAACGTAGCCAACTGAATACAAAAAAAGAAATTATCGAGCAACCAGAATTAAGCGATATTGACGGACTGCTTAACGAGATCGACACTTTAGAATTAAAATCAGATACAATCAAGTTATATTATGAAACAAAGGTTTATAACTATCATATTTTGCCTCGTAGCGAACGTATTAAGCTATTCGCAGATCGAATTAATAAATAAAGACAACGATACATTAGTTTGTATTACCTATTCACAAATGGATAAGATCTATATTGAGCTGTTACAAAAAGACAGTTTGTTAGAACAAGCTAAAATAAGACGTTCTAAGGAGTTTAAATACATACAGATAATAGATAGTACCAGAAAAGACATAAATACTCTTAAAACGCACTCAAATGACCTTACAAGTCAAAATAAGCAACTATATAATTGTAACAAACACCTATCTGAGCTTTCAGAAAAAAGAAAGAACAAGTTACAGAGAAATAGAAAAATAGGTTTGGTTATGCTTGGTGTAATAATTTTACAAGCGTTATTATAGAATAAACTCAGTTGCTTCGTCTATATTCAAAAAACAAACTTTTTTTGTAATTATATTATTGTTGTAAAACTCAGTTGTGGCTCTTAGTTGCTTATCCACCCAAATAGGCTCTATATCGTGCAAGTTAAAAGAATAAATACCCTCTGGTGTGGAGTTTATATATATTGGATCATCTAAGTGTTTACCAGTTTCAAAGATCATTGCATCATACTTCTTTTTTTCGAGTAATAAAGTAGAATAATGTTTACGTCTACATTTTAGCTCTATTCTATGCTTGAATTTTGGAGAATAACAATCCCATCGGCTCATTTGATTTTTTGATTTTACCAGATCAAAATAAACAAACTCTTTTAGCCAATTAAATAGATCTTCTTCTTTCCAATTATACATTAATACTCTTCAGCTTGTACGTCAAAACTAGGACAAGCTTTGTTAGAAAATTCGTTGTGTCCGTGTATGGTAATTTCTGGATACACTTTTCGTATCCTTTTTATTAATTTTGCCAACGACTCTTTTTGTTCTTCAGTTCTTGTATCGCTTGGTTTACCTTTTTCGTCAACACCACCAGCGTAAGCTATTCCGATACTGAATTTATTGTGACCTCTACAATGTGCTCCAATTAATTCGATTGGTCTACCAGATTGGATAGTACCGTCAAGTTTTATATGGTAATGATAACCACAATCTGACCACCCTCTTGCTAAGTGCCATTGTCTAATATCCTTGACATCTACATCGTGATCTGGTTTTGTAGCTGTGCAATGGATTAAAACTTTATTAATTGGTCTCAAAACTTTTTCAATTTTTTTCATAATTTATTGTAATTGTAAATATCAAGAAATACAAAGTAAAGGTATTGTAATTAAAATCCTCATCTTTTCCTACATATTCCCAGCCTAAAGCAAATCTGTCGTGTGGAAAATGTCCTACTATGTAGATCTCGTAATTCATTATAGTTGCTTTTTAATATCTTTAAGATTGTTAATAACTTCTATCAGCTTTGCAATCATAGAATAGCCCTTAACTGCTTCCCAAGACTCGTCTATTGACTTAGCTTCATTTATTATTAGCGTCAATGCAATAACCTTAGTAGCCATAAATTCTACATCAACAACATTTGAAACAAGTGAGTTTATAATAAAAACATCTGAGCCATAAACCATCATAACTACTGCAATGTAAGATATCAACTTCGGTACTAATCCAGATCTAAAAGCCTTACTTGATAATTTCTCGCCTATATTCTTAGCTTTCCATATACCAAAAACAGTATCTAAAATAGTGGAAAGAGCCACCATAATTATTATGCCCTTTATTGGAGCAAAGAATAACAATATCGAATACAATATGCTACTAAGATATATCTTCATTTTTACAATAATCGCTTTCTGGGTTTACCTCGCAGAATGTCTTTAAATAAAGCTCAGCACAACCAGCAAAAATATGCACTCCGTCTGGGTTAGGATAAACCTCGTATTGATTAAGGCTCATCATATCCTCATTAAGTAACATATCTACTGCATAGTGAGTACTAAGGTCTGTGCATTCTCCCTCCTCGTTGTAATCAAAGCATATTTGCCCTATTTCGTGAATGGCTGCAATCTGTTCTATTAACTCTCCGTCTTTGTATAGGGTATCTCTCACAAGTTCCCAATCATCTCTGTCGTCAAATTCGTATTTTTTAAATATCATTATGTTGTTAAGGTTATTAATTCTTCGTCAGTTAATTCTGTATTGTATACTTTT